GAAGAAGCATATAATCAATTTAGACAAAAAGACCTTGACAAGTAGCATAAAGTATACTATAATATAAGCTATTACAAAGGATTAATTTATGTTGCCTAAACTATTAATAGTAGGCCATGGTCGTCATGGTAAAGATACAGTATGCGAATTGCTAGAAGCATACGGATATACATTCCAATCATCATCAAAGTTTTGTTCAGAGCTTTTTATATTCAATGACCTAAAAGACACGTATGGGTATGCAGACGAAGAAGAGTGTTATGCAGATCGGCACAATCATCGTACTGAATGGTATAATATGATACACGATTACTGTAGTAATGACTTAGCTCGCTTAGGGCGTAATTTGTTTGAACATCACGATATCTATTGTGGCTTGAGAAATAAGCGTGAATTTTTTGCAATGCAAAATGAAGAAATATTTGACCATGCAATATGGGTAGACAGAGGCGATTACTTACCTACTGAAGATCCAAGCTCAATGAGTATCGAACAATGGATGTGTAATTATACTATTGACAACAATGGTGATATGCTAAGACTTAAAAAGAATGTGGATATTTTAATACGCAGGATTTTTAAAAATCAGGGACTAAGTCTCCCTGCTTCCAGCGACTACCTTCTTTCTGAATTGTACGTTGACAGTTAGCACAAATAGTTTTTAAGTTTAAAGGCCGGCAGTTGTTTAAATCTCCGTCTACATGAAACACATTAAACTGTTCAGGGTATCTGCTACTAAAGCCGCATTTTTCACATTTGTCTTTTTTAATGTAGCCTTGCTGTTTCCATTTAGGAACCCCGACACTTTTACCGGAAGTCCTTAAACAGCGTTCACACCGTTTTCTGTAATAAGTTTTATTACCTTTTTTATAGTTAATTGCCGCAGGACGCTGTCCGCATACACATAATGGTCTCATACTGTATTTACCTCACCTTTTCGGTCCCTTTTTTATGGTGTTTTCGCCATCCTTTTTTATCCTAGATGCTAAATACATATAACAACTTATACCTAATAGGAGAACAAAATGGCATTAACATCACCAGGAGTACAGGTTAGCGTAATAGACGAAAGTTTCTATACCCCAGCTGAACCAGGTACAGTACCAATGATATTCGTTGCTTCCGCTGAGAATAAACTCAATGGCGCAGGCACAGGGACGGCAGCAGGAACACTTAAGGCAAACGCAGGTAAGCCATACTTACTTACTTCACAACGTGACCTTACTGAAACCTTTGGTGACCCGAAATTTATTACAGATTCAAATAACAATCCAGTACACGCAGGGGAACTTAACGAGTACGGATTACAAGCAGCTTATTCAATGCTTGGTGTTAGCAACAGAGCATATATTGTTCGTGCAGACATCGACCTTAATGAACTAAACGCTTCAGCTACAGCACCAGCGGCTGCACCAGCAGACGGAACAAGTTGGTTTGATACACAAACATCAACTTTTGGTATTTTTGAATGGAATTCAAATGTAGCTACTACAACAGGTGGACAAACTTTTAGTAACAAAGTTCCAACTGTAATTACAGACATAACAAAGTTAGTCGGTAATGCTGTATCAGGCGATCCTAAAGCATCAGTTGGCCAAATTGGTGATTATGTAGTTGTTGCAGCAACAACAGTAAATAAGTTGTTTTATAAAAATTCAAGTGGCGCATGGGTAATAGTCGGAAGTGCAGCTTGGAAAGGTAGCCACGCTACTATAAAAAGTTCAGCAGCTGTTGCAAGTGTTGCATCAGGTGTTACAATGACAATTAACAGTGTTACAGTTACATCAAACGCTACAACACTATCAAGTGTAGTTGGTGTTATTAATGGCTTATCAATTGCAGGCGTTACAGCAGCAGTTGTTGACAGTCAATTAGAATTATACAACACTGGCGCTTCAACACAAACTATTGTAGTTGCAGAAGGTTCAGGACTTGCAGAAGACGTTAAGATTGCAGCAGGTACTTACAAGATTCCAGCATTAGTAACTTCAACACATACAAGTGTACCACAGTTTAAAGTTGGAGACGACAATCGTCCAAGCGGCAGTATTTGGTTTAAAACTACTGAGCCTAACTTAGGTGCTCGTTTAAGAGTTAAACAGTATGCTACAGGAACAGCAACATGGACACAAGTTGCAGCTCCGATACATGCTACTAACCAAGCAGCACTTTATGCAATGGACAAAAGCGGTGGCGGTGCTAATTTAGCAGCTGGCGCAGTTTATGTACAAACTAACGCGGCAGAAGAAGCTATTAATTTAGCAACATTTAAGATCTTTAATAGAGCAGCAGCAGGCGCTACTGTAATTACAAGTTCAGCTGTTGCAACTCAGCTTTCAGCACAAAGTTACGCTTTTGATATTCAAGAAACTTTAGCAAACAATGTGGCATTACAAACAGCAAAAACTGTATCATTTACAGCAACAGGCGCTTCAAGTGACGCAGACGTATTAGCAGGTGCTATTAACAGTGCAGGCTTTACAAATATTATTGCTACTGTTGACGCAGCTAACAAAATTTCAATTAAGCACACATTAGGCGGCGACTTCCGTATTACAGATACAGGCGGTGCATTAGCACTTGTTGGTTATGCTGCATATGTAAGTGTTAACTCAGGAACACCTAACTTATATGCTGTTCCAGCAGGCGACACAGTTAATGACTTTGTTGCAAGTAACTGGAAAGTACTAAGCTACACAGCAGGTGTAAATGCTCCAACAGCACTAACAGCAGACGGAACACTTTGGTACAATTCAATTGTAGACGAAGTTGACATGATGATACATAATGGTACAACATGGGTAGGATACTTAGCTGCAACAAGTCCGTTCTTTGCAGCCAGCGATGGTGATAAGACTGACCCAGCTGGACCACAAGTAGCGGCACTAGCGCCAACACTACAGTCAGATGGAACAGCACTTAAAAATGGCGATCTTTGGATTAGCACAGCAGACTTAGAGAACTATCCATTAGTTTACAAATATAACGGAACTACTTTAAAGTGGGTATTACTTGACAAAGCTGATCAAACTACAGAAGATGGTATACTATTTGGCGATGCTCGTTACAACACAGCAGGATCAAACAGTGCAGCAGCAGGTGCTATTGCAGACTTACTAGCAAGTAGCTACTTAGACACAGATGCTCCAGATCCAGCACTATATCCAAAAGGTATGTTGTTATGGAACACTAGACGTTCAGGCTTTAATGTTAAGAAATTTGCTAGAGACTATGTAGACACAGCAGCTGACAACATTAGAAATGGTGACGAGTCAATGAGTGCATACTACACACACCGTTGGGTAACTGAGTCAGCTAACCAAGCTGATGGTTCAGGTAGCTTTGGTGCAAAAGCACAACGTAAAGTTGTTGTGCAAGCAATGCAAGCAATGATTAACAGTAATGACGCTATTAGAGATGACGAGTCCAAAGTGTTTAACTTAATGGCAAGTCCGGGTTATCCAGAACTAATTGGCGAAATGATTTCACTTAACAATGATAGAGGTTTAACAGCATTTATTGTTGGTGATAGTCCAGCTAAACTAACATCAGACGCAACATCATTAAACGACTGGGGTTCAAATGTAAACCTAGCTGTTGAAGATAATGATAACGGTCTAGTAAGTAGAGATGATTACTTAGGTGTATTTTATCCATGGGGCTTCACAAGCGACAACGCAGGTAACAATGTTGTTGTTCCACCAAGTCACATGATGCTAAGAACACTGGCATTAAGTGATCAAGTTAGTTATCCTTGGTTTGCACCAGCAGGTACAAGACGCGGTGGCATTACTAATGCTTCAGCAACAGGATACATTAATTCTTCAGGTGAATTTGTAAGCATAGCACTAAACGAAGGACAACGAGACACACTATATAGTTTAAGCATTAATCCAATTACGTTTATTACTGGTGCAGGACTTGTTAACTTTGGTCAGAAGACTCGTGCAAGAGCAGCTAGTTCTTTAGATAGAATTAACGTTGCAAGACTTGTAATCTTCCTACGTAGTCAGCTTAATAAACTTGCTAAGCCTTATATCTTTGAGCCAAACGATAAGATCACACGTGATCAAATCAAACAAGCGGCTGAAAGTTTATGCTTAGAGTTAGTTGGTGCGAGAGGACTTTATGACTACTTAGTAGTATGTGACGAGAGTAACAACACACCAAGTAGAATAGACAGAAACGAGCTATATTTAGATATCGCAATAGAACCAGTTAAAGCAGTTGAATTTATATATATTCCGTTGCGTTTGAAAAATACTGGCGAAATAGCAGGCTTGTAAAAATGATAAATAATATTATAACAGGAGCAAGATAAAATGGCTATTTCATCACTATCAAAAATTACAGTTCCACTAGCAAGTGATAACAGTTCTTCTAACCAAGGATTGTTAATGCCAAAACTTCAATATCGCTTTAGAGTGAGCTTGGAGAACTTTGGTGTTAGTGCAGGGGAAGTTACAGAGTTAACAAAACAAGTTGTTGATGTTACTAGACCAAACGTTAGCTTCGAAACTATGACAATTGACGTTTACAATTCAAGAGTATACTTAGCAGGTAAACATACCTGGGAAGCTATTACATTGAACTTAAGAGACGATGCAACAGGCGCAGTCCAGAAATTGGTCGGCGAACAACTACAGAAGCAATTCGACTTTATGGAGCAATCAAGTGCTGCAAGTGGAATTGATTATAAGTTCGTTACTAGAATCGAAGTATTAGACGGCGGCAATGGTAACTTTCAACCAACTGTACTAGAAACATTTGAGATATACGGTTGTTACTTAGAAAGTGCAAACTATAACACATTAGCATACAGTGCTAATGAACCAGTTACAGTATCACTAGCTATTAAGTACGACAACGCTATACAAACTTCAGGCGTAAGCGGAGGCGGTGTTGGTAGTGCTATTGGCAGATCAGTAGCAGCTATTGCATCTACTACAGGCGTAAGCTAAAAGTAATTGTAATTTACAAATTAAAAAAAGGATCTTTTATAGGTCCTTTTTTTTTATCTACGTACTTAATTCATCTGGATAAATATTAGTATGAGCAAATTCGGTGGATTTTTAGATAATTTAATAAGTGGGGCTTTATCACCCAAAGGCGACATGGCGGACTACGCACATGCAGCCCGACTATACACAGATGACAACTTTAGGTTAGCGCCTAAGACAAAGTTTCTTTATCATGTGGCATTCAATATAAACGAAGATGTAATTAAAAAGGTTCGTCCTAACTTTGATAAAAAGCATGGACTAGAAATCAACATGCTAGTCAAGACAGCAGACTTGCCTAAGTATAATATTACAACTGAAACAAAAAACAAATACAATCGGAAGAAAAACTTACAAGTTCGTTTAGACTACGATCCTATTAATATTACATTCCACGACGACAACATGGGACTTACAACTTACCTTTGGGAAAGTTATTATAGGTACTATTATGTAGATGGCAACTTAGGAAGTTTAGATGCTGCAGGGAAACCAAATGCAACAAGTGCAGGGTTTATGCCACATAATACGTATGAAGGTAAAGGGCTTAACACGTTTAGATACGGTTTTGATAATAACTCATATGAACCATTCTTTAACAGTATTCAAATAAGTCAAATGGCTAGACATCAGTATGTAACATATACACTTGTTAATCCTATTATAAGTAGTTTCCAACACGATACTATGGATAATTCCGCCGGTGGCGAAACATCACAAAACACAATGCAAATTTTATACGAATCAGTATTTTATAGTACAGGCGCTGTTGAAGAAGGTAATGCTCCTGTAGGATTTGCTACAGAACATTACGATACATCACCAAGTCCGATTAGTGTTGCAGGCGGTGGCGTAGCTAATTTATTAGGTGGCGGTGGCGTACTAGCCGGAGCAGGAAGTGTGTTCAGTGATCTTAGTAGCGGTAACGTTGGACTGGGTACGTTAATTAATGCATCTAACACAATTAAAAATGCTAAAAAGTTAACTAAAGAAAGTATACGTAATGAAGGCTACAGTGTAATAGGAAAATCATTATCAGCTACAACTGGTGCTAATGTAAGCGGACTTGCAAACTCAAGTTTTCCAAAGTCAGGCGGCACAGGGCAAACCAATGCTACTACAGCTGAAGCATTGGTTACACGTAAAGTTAATAAACCATTAGCTAACACAGATATACAAAACGAATTAAATAACACACCAGGACTTAAAGATGCTGTAGCAAGACAATTAGTTGCTACAGGAGTAGTAGCGTCAACTGTAGCAGGACTTTCAGTTGGTCTTGCACCAGGTCTTGGATTATATGATACACTAACTACTCAAGAAAAAAACGCAATTAAAGAAGAAGTTGACGAAAAAATTGCAGAAGGAGATCCTAAAGTTCTTTCTGTAGGAAATAAAATTGTTGCGTCTTATAGAGAAACACAAGGAAGAATAGCAAATGTCTAGTAACTTACCAGTAGAAACATTCGACTCAGCTGACGCAACTAAAAAGTTTTTTGATCAGTATTTTACAGAATCAATATCTTATCCTAGTAACCAAGTTGATGCCGTTGTAGGCTTTTTTGAAAATAAAGGGTTTGAAAAATTAGCTGCAAGAAGTACAGCTACAGTTATACTTCAACAAGCTAAAGTTGACAATGTTAATGTGTTTGAAATTATCGATACACTTAAAGGCTTAACTAAAATACAACTAAGCGAAATTGTTGCTACTATTTTAAACTATGATAGAAATAAAGTTAGTACACTTGGCTTTAGATCAACATCAGTTTCGGAAAAGTTAGAACGAAGAAACATTGTAGAGTAACGCTATGGGCCGTTTTGCACAAGGCAAGTACACTCCTAAATATCCAGAAAAGTATGTAGGAAACAAAAACCCAACTTATAGAAGTAGCTGGGAGTTTGCGTTTATGAAGTTCTGCGATGAACATTCCCATGTTGAAAAATGGGCTAGTGAAGCAGTTAAAATCCCTTATAGAAATCCACTAACAGGTAAGCATACTATATACGTCCCAGACTTCTTTATAGTATACACAGGTAAAAAAGGTGGACAGCAAGTTGAACTAATTGAAGTTAAACCCGAAAATCAAACTGTGTTTGAAAAACTAGGACGTAGTGCTCACAATAAAGCAGCTTGGATAGTTAACCAAGCAAAGTGGGAAGCGGCTACTAAATGGTGTAAATCTAAGGGTATTCGTTTTAGAGTGATATCGGAAAAAGATATCTTTCATAATGGCGGCAAACGAAAATAGCTAAATAATAATACTAGCATATAATGGAAAGATCCAATGACTAAAAAATTAGAAGACTTATTAAATTTGCCTGAATCAAAAGAAATTATAGATGATGCAAAAAAAGTAAAAGCGGAAACTGCTGTTGTTGAGCAACAAGATACATTTCGCGACATAGCAGAGTTTGATAAGATTGCTAGTGCATTACCTGCCGTAAAAGGCCTAGGATTAAAAGCAGACGAAGAACTTAACGATATTGCAGAACGTGCATTAACAGCATACGAAGACTTAATGGACTTAGGTATGAATGTAGAAGCACGTTATAGCGGTAGAGTATTTGAAGTTGCTGGCGGAATGCTAAAGACTAGTTTAGATGCCAAGGTTGCAAAGTTAGATAAAAAGATAAAGATGATTGATTTGCAACTTAAAAAAGAAAAAATGGACAAAGATTCCGTGGATACAGGCGATATGGTTAACGGAGAAGGCTTCGTTGTAACTGATAGGAACAGCCTACTAGAACGTCTAAAAGGAATGGATAAGGATAAATAATATATAAGATAGGAAAACTAATGATGAAATCTTTTACAGAATTTTTAATAGAATCAAAAAAAACATATCCTTTTAAAATAGGAGTGGCCGGTGAACTACCCGAAGGCTTTGTAGACGCAATGGAGACCGCACTTAAAAAGTATGATGTCATCAATATGTCTGCAGGTAAGAAAACTCCAATTCAAGAAAGACCTTTAGACTTTCCTCAATTAGAAAACACAGAAGTAACATACTTCGAAGTAGAACTAACATATCCAACTACAACACAAGTACTACAAGAGTACCTAGCTAAGTGTTGTGGCATTGAACAAAGTTATTTTATTGTACGTAACCCAAATGAGCCACAAGAAGAATACCAACAGCCAAAAGCAGGCGGAGCATACGAACCATTGTTAACGCAAGAAGACATGGGCGGCGCATCTGCACAAAAAGAAGTTGGTGGTAATAGAGTAATGGACTTATTAAAGGAACTTGAAACAGCTCGTAAAGAACGTGCGGCACCAAGTGATACAGTTGGTGAAACAGTAAAAACAGAAACTAAACAAAAGGAAAACGCAACTAGCGTTATAGGGAGTTAATTATGGATTTAAAGAATCTAATTCAAACAATGGACGACTTAGATAAGTCTAAAAACTTAACTGAGTCTGTTTACGAACAAGGCATGAATCCAGGAGCTCCTGTTAGCATGAACGTAAGTTTAAATGCAAGCGGTAAAGAGCATGTTGCGGATTTAATTGGCATGATGAAAAACGCAGGCCTTGGAGCACCAGAAGGTGACGCAGCACCAATAGGGTCAATGCGTAACGACATGGAAGACTTTAGAGATAGAGTAGACGGACCACATGACGATAAAGGTCATGAACACTTTGGTACAGATAAAGATATTGACGACCCAGAAGAACCAGGACAAGATGATGTACCAGGCGATGACGATTCTGAAGAAGGATTTTTAGGTGGAATAGCAGGCGGCGTTGCTGGCAAAGTAGGCGGTGCAGCACTAGGTGGCGCAATAGGTGGACCAGTTGGTGCAGCTTTAGGTTCTACAGTAGGACAAATAGCTACAACAGCAGCTGGCGCTCATATAGGCGACAAAATGACTGATGATGCAGATCCAGAAATTGAAGGTTACTCAAACGAACCAGATGAAGAATATAGAGATCACAAGTACATGACTAAAGATTTAAGCGGTGGAATTAACCGTGAAAAGAAAATGTACAAAAAAGCATCAGACGGTGATAACCCAATGGCAGTTGAATCTATTAAAGAGAAACTTATAAAAGAGTTAAAAGCATTTAAAGAAGCAAAAGATAGTTTTGACGAAGCAGGCTGTACAAAAGAAATGAAAAGACTTGACGCAAGTGGATGTTCAAAAAATGAAATGCTTAAAAAAGTAGGTCCTAAATTTGGTTGCGGAAAAGAAAAGTTTGAAAAACTATACGCAAGTAGTTGCGGTAACCACTAAAACAAATAATAATAAAGTAATACCCCATAACTCAATAGGCTCTCCGGAGCCTATTTTTTTGGTTAAATACTAGTATGAGTAAATCACTTGATGGCGTTCTAACCAAAAAAGCCAACCAAAAAGAAAAATACACAGAAGCCCAAATGGCTGACTTGTTAGCCTGCATGGATCCTGACACTGGGTATTTGTATTTTGCACGTAAGTTTGCATTCATACAACACCCTGTACAAGGTAAGTTGTTATTCGATCCTTATGAATATCAATTACGATTAATGCATAGTTATCATCACTATCGCTTTAACATTAATATGATGCCTAGACAAACAGGTAAAACTACCTGTGCGGCAATATACCTTGCTTGGTATGCAATGTTTATGCCCGATCAAACATGCCTTGTAGCTGCACACAAGTATACAGGCGCACAAGAGATTATGTCACGTATTCGTTACGTATACGAAACATGTCCAGATTATATTAGAGCAGGTGTTACAAGTTATAACAAAGGTAGTATTGAGTTTGAAAACGGTTCACGTATTGTAGCACAAACAACAACAGGTAATACAGGACGTGGTATGAGTATATCATTACTATACTGTGACGAGTTTGCGTTTGTGCAACCTAACATTGCTGAAGAGTTTTGGACTTCAATATCTCCTACACTAGCAACAGGTGGTCGTGCTATTATTACAAGCACACCAAATAGTGACGAAGATACATTTGCTACTATTTGGAAGCAAGCGGAAGATAAGTTTGATGAACATGGTAACGAACAAGAGCTAGGATCAAACGGATTTGCTAGTTTCGTAGCACATTGGAGTGAACATCCAGATCGTGACGAAGCATGGAAAGTAGAAGAAGTTGGACGTATTGGTGAAGAGAAGTTTAGACGTGAGTACGGTTGTGAATTCCTAGTATTTGACGAGACCCTGATCAACAGTATATACTTGGCTAATATGGAAGGTAAAAATCCTATATTAAATATGGGACAAACACGCTGGTATAAAAGGCCTACCTCTGAATTTACATATGCTGTTGCACTCGATCCTAGTATGGGCACAGGCGGAGATAATGCTGCTATCGAAGTATACGAGTTACCATCTTATACACAAGTAGCTGAGTGGCAACATAATGGAACTGCAATTCCAGGGCAAATTAGAGTACTTGCTGATATATGCAAATACTTAGAATCTGAAACTAATAATCCAAACGGTATATATTGGAGTGTTGAAAACAACGGTATTGGCGAAGCATGTTTACTTGTAATTAACGACTTTGGTGAAGAAAATATCCCGGGTCTATTTGTAAGTGAGCCAATGCGTAAAGGACATGTACGTAAGTTTAGAAAAGGATTTAACACTACACACGGTACAAAGATTACAGCATGTAGTAGATTAAAAACTATGGTAGAAGGCGGCAAAATGTCTGTAAACAGCAAGCCTCTTATATCAGAACTTAAAAGTTATATTGCGTCAGGCTCTAGTTATCAAGCAAAGCCGGGTGCAGGTGATGACTTAGTAAGTGCAACATTACTTGCGCTTAGAATGATGGCAGTACTAAAAGACTGGGATCCAAGAATATATAACACGTTTAACCAAGCTGAAGATGATGGTGATTATGAACCACCGATGCCAATCTTCATTAGTTCAAACTATTAAAGAGTTGATAAATACATTATGCAAACATTAAATCTAGTAGCCAAAGAATTATTTAATAAAATTAGAGGACGCTTTCCAAGTGTTACTATAGGCGACGGTGAAGGTAATATAACTACAGAGCCTGAATTAGCAAGATTTTATGATTTTGATTTTAAAGCCGGTGGTAAAGCGGTAGGTAAAATATCGATTAGTTTAGAAGATCAATCAGTATCAGTAGTATACAACCAAGGGTTAGTTACTGATGAAGATGAAATTACTAAAGATAGTTGGTATGACTTTTTAAAGGAACTAAGGCAGTTTGCAAAGAAACGTATGTTAAATTTTGATACAAGAGATATTAATAAATCAAATTTAAACAGAAGAGACTATAAATTTTTAGCAAATAACCGTACAGAGGAAGAAACAATGAGCGAAGGAAAACTATACGGTACAAGTAAATTAAGTTATCAAGACTTTGATAGTGCAAGACTTGTATTACGTCATAGCCAAGCAGTAAACCAAGAGCGAGCTGCGGGCAGAACACAACATGTTGAAAGTATTTACATTGAAAGTTCTGAAGGTGAAAGATTTAAATATCCATACAAGCACATCAATGGTGCAAGAGCAATGGCACGCCACGTAGCAGAAGGTGGTAAACCTTTTGACGAGTTTGGCATACACATTGTTGGACTAAGTGAAGAATTATCCAAATTAAAAACATTTAAGAGTTACATGGGTCGCTCCAGTGTAATGGCAGAAGGTTTATCAGGATACATGGACGTTGTTAAAGAACGTGTTGCTTCAGTTAAGAAAACACTTGAAAGTCTTCAAAAGAAAGCATTTTATACAGAAACATTTACAAACTATGCAAAAGCAGAAATAAAAGAAGTACCACAAGACGTTGCAGAGAATTGGATTGATGAACTAACAGTACGTCAGTTTAACGAAGAACTTAAAGATGTATTTCCATACATATACAGCTTAGTTAGTGAAAACACTCGTGCAAAAACTTTAGGACCAATGGACTTAGAAGGCTACACAGCATACAAAGGCGACCTGTCAGAAGCTAGTGTAAAGCATGAGTTACAAGACAATTTTGATACACTGTGCCAAATGAAAGAAGAAGGTGCAAGTGAATCACAACTTGAAGCTGCTGCAGCAAAAATGACATTTGGGGGGCAAGCACTAGAAGCATGTTTATCTGGTGCTGATAATCCATTCGGCAGTGACGACCACGAACCAGACTTTGAATCACAAATTGAACAAGGCTTTGAAGAAATGATGGGCCAGTTTGCTGAAGGCGAAACCAACGAAGAAGTTGAAGTTTCAGATGA